CCTCCACCAGCTTAACTACATAAACGCCGTCTTCTGCGGCAATCATTTCTGCATATTTTTCTGTGCTGTAGCAATACCCGTCCAACGCTCCACCAACAACGAGCCACCGAACAATAGGCTCACGTGGGACGCTGTGGATAAGGTAGGCTACGATAGTAACGTCGCCTGACCCCCAGTCCCAGCCCTGCGGGTAACAGTCACGATCTATAAGGCCGTCACTAAACCACACAGTCACGTCAGCCCCTTTAGGCACGGGGCATTCCCCTTTGGCTCGGTCTTCGTCTGTCCACTTAATGAGGGTGTTGAGTTTGTATTCAGTGGTCATTGGTTGGTTCCTTTCAGTTCTGCGAGGGTGGTGCGGGCCAACATGATTGAACGCCAGCAGCACCACACATCATAAGACACGCCAGCACCAATTTTCTCTAAAGCCACGAGCGGCTCCACATCGGCGGGCGGGTGATTGTCTGGGAGCCATACTGCAAGGTGGTTCCCACCAACCATTATGCCATCCAAAGCCTCCTCAGCCTTCGCCAGCTTCGCCTCAAGTTCCTTGATGCGGTCGGCCTCTTGTGAAACAACCTTTACAGAGCCAATCATGTCACCTAGGTCGCCATAATCTCCAAGCTGTAAGTGGCCTCCAAGCAAAAGGTTGTTAAACCACTCAACCGAGTCTTCATCATCACCGTGCATAGACTCTGGGTCATATGTTAGGTCGATCAGTAATCGGATTGTTTTTTCACTCATCACTTCTTCCTCCGCGCTGGGCAGTCTCGCCCTTGGTTGCAGTCATGGTTACAAGGTGGACAGCTCATCACTTCTCTCCTTTCATTTCTTCAAACAGTTCTTTGTATCTGAGGCACATGTCCATCCAGTAGTCTTTCTGCGTTTTGTAATACGCGGCAAGCCGTGCGTCTTTGTTGTCTTTTATAACCTCGCCGAAGCGCCCAATCTGGATGTTTCGAATATCTTTATACATATTGTATTGCACATCCCCCCTCATGACATTTTCCGCCAAGTCAGCCACAGCATTAAGTATGACTTGCTCATAGGCGTGGCACAGGTCAATCAGTTCGGCCTTCTTAAGATTTTTCATGCTGCAACCCCTGTATGCCGTTCTTGCCTCGCTTGCTGCCAAACTTGTGGCTGTTACGCCCTCCACGGGCCGCTGCGGCCTTCCTTTCTTCCGATGTGTTATCTTGCACCACATTGCCGATTATCTTCCTCAGCCGGGCGTTACACAGCTTGGCGTCTGCCATCATTTGCTTGAGAATAGTGTCATCCATCTTTGTGTTCCTCTTCATATACGTCTTCAATGATTGCTTTTACGATGTCGCCAAACGATGCGTTGATGTTGGCTGCCTGATCCTCAATCCACTGGCGCACTTCGTATGACATGTTGCCGATCGCGTAGGCGTCATGCACGCAGCGAGCCACGGCGTCTGACACTGGGTCTTCATTGCTAAAGCGAATGCTCAACAGCCACTTGGTCTGTTTTTCGTCTAGGCGATCCGCAACGTCAGCAATGGTGCCAAAGCGAAGATCACCGCACCGCTTGTTGCGCGTCTTGATGTATTCCTGCGTGAGATAGTTGCGGTTCTTGAACTCTGCGTAGCGGTTCTTGTGGTATTCTTTTTGGTTTGTCATTTCATATCCTCAACCATTTGGATTTGTTTTCCGATCCAGTGCATCACTGGAACCGCCATACTGTTGCCCATTGCCTTATAGCGTGGACCGTCTGCTGCCAGCTTGTTTCGGTATGGTATTAGTGTGTAATTGTCAGGAAAGCCTTGCAGTCGCTCACATTCGCGCGGGGTTAAACGGCGGACTGATGGCCCAGACATTACGGCAGGTGTCTTACTTTTATCCAGCGTGGGAGTTACATGCTCCGATACGCTATCGCCTTGCCGTGCGCTGTTTTGCGCTCCAAAGGCAAGAAGCGTCTCAGACCCGCCACCAAGATCACCACCCGCAGCTCTCACTGTTCCTACGCCTTCACTGTATTTTTCAAAGCTAGACGAAGTGTATCCGGCAACTTCTTCCCGCGTTTCTCGGCTCGGCGCAGGATGCCCTGACAGGCTTTCGCGCTCAAAAAGAACTGCTGCGGCACGTCTCCAGTCTCCAAGGTATCCGACAACGAACACACGGCGGCGTCTTTGGGCCACTCCGAAGTATTGAGCGTCCAGCACTCGATAGGCGAACCCATACCCGATTTGCCCCAGCGCCCCGAGGAAGGTTCCAAAATCCCGTCCTCGGTTGGATGACAATACGCCGGGGACGTTCTCCCAAACCAGCCATCTGGGCTGATAGCGTTCAGCAATGGCAAGATAGGTGAGCATGAGGTTGCCTCGTGGGTCATCAAGTCCTTTGCGAAGTCCTGCGACTGAGAACGACTGGCATGGGGTTCCTCCGACAAGAAGGTCAATTGGGTCATCTGACCACTCCTTAAATTTAGTCATGTCACCAAGGTTAGGGACATCTGGGTAATGGTGTTCAAGCACAGCAGATGGAAACTTTTCAATCTCGCTGAACCACTGAGGCTGCCAGCCAAGAGGATGCCACGCCACCGTAGCCGCCTCAACGCCAGAACATACGCTTCCGTATTTCATCACCCCACCCACATCGCTGCAAACATTGCCACGACGGCCACAGCGCACCAGCCAGCGAAAATAGCTTTATCTTCCCAATCCATTATTTCTTATCCTTTCCGCTTTCGTAAACCGTGATGAAGCCGTCATCCTCAAGCAGATCGTCCTCATCGTTAATTGCTACTTCGCCAGAGCCGCCGCAGTTGTCGCACGGCACGTCTTTGGCGCTGATCATGTCGCGGTGATATGTCTCGCGCTCTACGATGCCGTAGCCGTCACATTCTGGGCAGGGTATCCATACAGTAACCATTGTCAGTTCTCCGTTAGTGTGGGCAGTCTTCGCCGCGCTTCCACCACTGGTCAATAGGCTGAAAGCGGGTGTCTTTGTATTCAGGGTCAAGCGGCGGGATAACGCCGAGCGCACGAAGCTGCTGCTCAATGTGCGCTGGAATTTTACGTTCTACTAGGTTGGTCATATTTGCGCTCCTTACTATGCCACCTAGTTATCCTCAATATTTTGTATCTTGCAAGATATTTTTGCGCTTGACGTTAATTTTTTTTGCATACATGTTTCAAGCATGAAGAAAATGGCAAATGAAATGATCTCCGACTATCTGTTAAATGAGGAGCGTTCTGCTTCTTGGTTGGCAAGAAAGTGCGGCGTATCTGCATCTACAGTCACGCGATGGCTGTCTGGAGATGTAAAACCAACAATTGAAGCTAGGCGCAACCTTGAAAATGTTACTGGGTTGCCCGTTTCCAAAGAGGAGGCATGGACAGACAATGAGTGAGGAATTTGCAACGCTGGACGGAGCGCTACTGAACGGCGCAGAAGATTGCAGCAACGCGCCAGCCGTATACTTCTTGTATAAAGGCAATGATCTTGTTTACGTCGGAAAAAGCGTGAATGCTTTGAGGCGTGTTACTGGTCATAATATTTCTGGATGGGATACCGCCGTCGCTTTGCCTACACCAGTCGAGAAACTGGACGAGGTTGAATATGCAATGATTGATCTTTTGCAACCACCTTGGAATAGGCACGGCGTAAAAAAAATGAATCGTCAACCAAGGCGTTGCGCAAATATTGTTGTAAAGTTGACAGAAACGCAGCGCGCAGTGATTGGACTTGCCGCCCATAAAAAAGGCGTTCCAGTCAGCACATTTATTCTCTGGTCTGCGCTCGAGAAAGCAGCGAAGATGGGTTTTCACCCAGAGCAGCCAAAGGCAGACTGATGGTAAACGGACGCAATAAGGGAGCGCAGTTTGAACGCCAGATCGCTGCAGATCTGCACGCAGAACTCGGCATCAGCTTCAAGCGCGACTTGGAGCAATACCGGGCTGGCGCACATGCCGACCTCATTCCAGACGATGACGCGTTCCCGTTTACGCTGGAATTGAAGCGCTACAAAGATGGCCCAGTTGGCGGCGCAAAAGATTGGTGGTTGCAGGTTGAAACTGCGGCTAACCGTGAAGGCAAAATCCCGGCGCTGATCTACAAGTATGACCGCAAGCCAGTGCGCTGCATCATACCGCTTGATGCGCTGGTTGGACACAAAACCGGGTTTCTGGTTGAACTAGACTTTGCAGGCTTCTGCTATGTTACAAGGGAGATGATGAATGGATAATATCGTCACAGACATGACCAACGAAGACTATCACGCTCATGACGCCATATCGTCGTCTGACGTAAAGATGGTCCACAGCAAGTCATTGGCGCACTGGAAAGCCAAGGTCTACAAGAGCACACCCAGCTTTGACATTGGCACAGCCGTTCACGCAATGGTGCTGGAAGGCGATAAAGACATTGTCGTTCGCGGGCCAGAGGATCGGCGCGGCAACAAGTGGAAAGACGCTCAGACAGAAGCTGAAGCCAATGGCAAACTTTTGTTGACACTATCTGACTACGATATGGCACGCGAGATGGCGGACAGCCTACTCATGCACCCAGTTGGGCAGCGTATGGCGGACGTAAGCACAGTCAACGAGGTCAGCTTCTTTGCGACTGACCCGGCAACTGGGCTGAAACTCAAGACGCGCCCAGATAGCTACTGGCAAGAGCAAGGCGTGCTTTACGACATCAAGACATGCCAAGATGCAAACCCGTTTGCGTTTTCGCGTGACTTCCATAAATACAACTACGCAATCCAAGCGGCCTTCTATATGCACGTCATTCGTCTATGCGGAAAGCCAGCAAAGAACTTTGTGTTCGCAGCAGTTGAAAAGTCTGCGCCATACGAAGTAAGTGTGCATGTTGTATCCGAAGAATATTTGGCTTGGGCGGAAAAACATATGACAAACGCTCTTGCCAAAATCGCAGATGCTCAGCAAAGTGGCCGATACGGCACTGGCTGGCCTGAGGTCAATGTGATTGACCTACCAAACTGGCTTCAACAAGAAGCTGACTTCTAACACAGCCCCATAAGGAGATAGATCATGGCTCGTGAAGACTTTAAATCGGTAATGGTTCGCAACGTAGAGTTCAAATACCCACGCCTTAACCAAACTTACCGCTACAACACATCGGAAAAGCGCAGCGAACCTTGCGCACCAACTGCAAGCAATGCGTCATACTCGATTGCTTGGGTTATGCCAGAGGATGAGGCTCGCCGCCTGTATGCAGACCTCAAGGCCCACTATGAAAGCCGCAAGAGCAGCCCAGCATTTGAAAAAGTGTTCGGCATGAAGAAGAACGATGACGGCACTGTTGAGTTCAAAGCAAAGCGCAATGGCAGCAACGCTGACGGCAAAGTCAACGAGCCGCCGCGTGTGATTGACGGTCGTAAGCAGAACCTTGAGGACACTGCAATCTGGTCTGGTTCGCGTGGCTCTATCAAGGTCACTGCATACCCAGTTACAGACCCTAACGGTGTAGGCGGCATCAGCCTGCTCATTGATACCGTGCAGGTCACACACGCAGTTTACGGCGGCGGCGGTCTGGATGACTTTGATGAAGTCGAGACAACCGTGTCTGGTGGTAAAGCCGACGCAGCAGGCCACGATGACTTTGATACCGTCATCACATCAACAGCACCTGCAAACGACCCGTTCAATGCAACGGCACCAGCTACTCAGCCTGCTGGATCGAACTTGGATTACGACGAAATCCCGTTCTAATAAGAAAACCCCCAGCAGGATGCGAACTGCTGGGGGTCATTTTCACCCTGATGCGATGACTTACGGAGGTTCATCATCATGCAAAATTATAATGACTTTTACACGACAAGCAACGTCAAAAAGTTTGAAACTGAGGACTTAGCGGAAGATTACGCTGAGACAGTTTTACTTGAGCATGGCTTCAAAGTCTTTCGTCAGGTTGAGATTACGCCGCATGGTCGCGTTGATATTGTCGCCAAGAAAGTCATCGATAATAAAATGCTAGTTTTGCCTATTGAGGTAAAGGCATGGTTTCGGTCATCTGGCGCCATAGCGAGAGCAGCGGCGCAGGCCAGTTATTACGCACACCACAAGAACACACCATTCTTCTTAGGCCCAATCACTGAGGCCACAGATAGCTATCTGTCAAACCTGCATTCATACCTGTCATTTATGTGCCGTGGAAATGTTGGTGCAATGGTCGTCCAGCCGTCTGGCTTATCGACAAGAACAAACTTACGCTTTTACCTTGAGCCAAACTTTGCCTTATATGAACACCACTACAGCAAGTGGCATGGGAAATGGATAGAGCGTGTTCAATGGAATAAGTGGGGGATGCGAACCCAGAAACGTAGTGAAAGCAAATTCACAATAAAAAATGCGGAGGAACAGAAATGAGCAAAATTACTATTATTCAGTCGGTCCAGCCAGAAAAGGTCTGCAAGACTTATACGA